TAATATTATAGCCCAGGTCACAGGGCACACAGCCCGCATATATAGCCAGAGGGCGGCCTCACTTTCCCCCGCCGGCCCAACATCATGCCGATTCCACAAAATGGGTTACCGTGGTGGTCCAACAAAGCGCGCACTAGCAGCTTACAAACGGTCCCAGAGTTCAAAACGCCGCTACAGCTCAAAAGGGAAAACGCGACGGTATCGGAAGAAAACAAAGAGATCCTATCGCCGCCCCGCGATGACACGCAAGTCCCTGCTAAATGTGACGAGTCGCAAAAAGCAGGATAACATGCTCTCTTTCAGCAACACCAACGGTTCCGGAGCCTCCCAAGCCCTCGCGGCCGGATCCCTCTTCGTCAATGGCAGTACTGGATACGCCATGTCCCTCTTTTGCCCCACAGCCCGTTCCCTCGTCACCGCCGGTGCTACCAACACCATTGTGGATACCGCTGACCGGACCTCAACCACCTGTTATCTCCGGGGTTACCGCGAGGACCTCCGCATCCAGACAAGCTCGCCCCTCCCTTGGCTTTGGCGTCGCATTTGCTTTACCAGCAAGGGTGCTACGTTCCAACAGGCCTTCAATGATTCGTCCCCCACCGCCCCGATTCAGCCCTACTCCGACACGTCCATCGGCATGGCCCGCAAGTGGTTCAACCTGCAGGTCAACAACTCACCCAACACCGTGGCCAATTACAACCAAATTATGTTCCGCGGCAACTTCGGCGCCGACTGGAACGATGTCATTACCGCCAAGGTTGATACTACCCGCATTACGGTCAAGTCCGACCGTGTCACCCGCATTACCACAGGCAACAACTCCGGCCACTTTTCGGAAAGAAAACTCTGGTACCCAATGAATCGAAATCTCGTGTACGACGATGACGAGAATGGTGCCGCAGAAACTCCACAGTACGTCAGTTCCGATGCCAAAGCCGCATGGGGAGACTACTACATTGTCGACTACCTCGTCCCCGGCGTCGGCGGAACCACTTCCGATGTTGTCAATTTGAATTGCACTGCCACTCTCTATTGGCACGAAAAGTAAATAGCCTCACGTACTTCAATAAACCGTGCATTAGCCTCCATCCACGAGATATCACTAGGCTCCATCGAGTGCCTAGGATCGTCGTTGCTGATCCAAATCGAGGGCTTGCCCCACCGAACCAATTTCGGGTCACGGTAGAGGCGTTTCACACTAACCGTCTGTTGTCCCCCCAACCATTCCTTGAAAGCAGGGAAAAACTTAATCCCCCCCCGTATATCGTCAAAATAGCATACTTGACGTGGGGTGCTCTCATGCACTCCTCCCCAGAGACTAGTCCCACATTGTATATGTGAGGTCCCAAAGATCTGGCCCACAGAGTCTTTCCGGTCCGTGATTCGCCATAAAGCACCAAGGACAAGGTCTACTAAGAAAACGTCAGCATACCACACGCCTGATGCTCCGACAACCAGCGACGGGGGGGGATAGGGCCCCTGGCCCGACCCATTCCCCCCCTCGAGCGTGGGCGTCAGTAACATACCTACTGGTGGTTCTCCCAGTCCAAGACCAGCTGATTCGACCCAGCTATCTCGACCATCAACATCTCCCGGAACAAATCCAATTCCTCCGGGTGACTCATAGTCGGCAACGACCTCGGCAAATCTCCAGTCGGCGAACTTTGACAGCTGCGTGAATGAGCAGCACAGAGCCTTGGGATCCAGCTCCTCGACCAGGCGCCAAAACTCTCCTCGATCCTCTGCGCCCGCAACTTGAGACCAGAGATCAAAAGTCTTCCCACTTCCATGCACGCCGTCGGGCCGCTCGAGGCCTCCAGCAACGACTTCTCCATCCTTGATCGCGTAGTCGTAACCCTTCTCCGGAGTGCCCCAAGAGCGTTTGATGTTTGGGTGCCGACCGTCCACATCAAATATATCAGTCTTTCTACTTCGAAACTTCCGTCCGAAGTCGACGAACACGTGAAGATGAAGGCCGAGATCCGCGTGATACTCTCTGGCAATGATGCACTCAGCTCCCAGTGATGAAAACTTGTCCAGCACATTCCACTCGGACAGGTCGCCGCATTGTGCGTAAGTGATGAGAAAGTGTCGTGCATTGGTGCAAAAGCTTGGCATTCTGTGTCCGAAAGTCCTGGGCGAAAC